TTACGCAAATCTACTCGCTCAGCTAGTATAACTCACGTAGTTAAAGAGATAGAGTGTGAGTAGAAGAGATAGCTCCTATGGCAGATAATAAGATATTAGACTCCTTAGGCGGAAGTTCCTCTTCTAAGAAGAATCCTCTTCCAGCTTCTGTCAATCTCCCTGAGACTACTTTACCTAAGATAGCTCCTCGCAGTCCTGTGTCTTTCAGTGATCTTGATTCTGCGCCAGATCATCTTGCAGAAGAGTCCGTAGACATACAGGAGATAGGAGCACCAGCTTCTGAGGTATCAGCTCTTGCTAAGCAGGATCTAGATTTCCTAGCTGCTCTTATCATGCCTCTTATATTCACCTTTGGCTTTCCTCCTGTATTCCAGTCAGTATGGAGTTGGCTAATAGGGTTTGCAGAACAAGCTAGAACCTTTCCTCAGCTAGCACTAGGCTTACCTCGTGGCTTTGGTAAGACTACACTGATGAAAATATTCGTCATCTACTGCATACTATTCACTAGACGCAAGTTTATTCTTATAATCAGCGCTAAAGCTTCTCTAGCTGAGAACATTCTATCAGATGTTATGGATATGCTAGATGAACCTAATATTAAAGCTACCTTCGGAGACTGGCGCTTAGGTGTAACTAAGGATACGCAGGCAGTTAAGAAGTTCGGATACAGAGGAAGAAACATTACTCTTGCAGCAATAGGAGCTGGTACCAGTCTTCGCGGACTTAATATAAAGAACTCTCGCCCAGATGTAATGATCTTTGAGGATATACAATCTAGAGAGTGTGCAGACAGTGAGGTGCAATCTACAGCTCTTGAGAATTGGATGGTAGGTACAGCTATGAAAGCTAAGTCACCTGCTGGCTGCATGTTCTTATTCGTAGCTAATATGTATCCTACTAAGCATTCCTTACTTCGTAAGCTTAAGACTAACCCTAAGTGGATTAAGTTTATAGCTGGCGGAATACTAGCAGATGGCACCAGCCTCTGGGAAGACTTGCAGCCAATAGCTCAGCTAACAGAGGAGTTTGAGAATGACCTTGCGATGGGTAAACCAGAGATCTTCTACGCAGAGGTTCTCAATGACGAGAACGCTACTGCAAACAACCTTATTGACTTATCTAAGCTACCTGATGTTCCTTATGCTGAAGGAGATATCCCAGCTGGTAACTTCATTATCATAGATCCAGCTACTGATAAACTCGGCGCAGATGAAGTATCTATAGGCTACTTCGAGATACATGATGCTTCTCCTATACTGATGGATCTGAATGAGGGTAGATATTCTCCAGGGGAGACTATTCGCAAGGCTCTTACCTTCGCACTCACTCATAACTGCAGGCTAATAGCTGTTGAATCTAACGCATATCAATACTCTCTTCTCTACTGGTTTGATTTTATCTGTCAGCAGATGGGAGTACAAGGGATAGAAGCTGTACCAGTCTACTCCGGCACCAGATCTAAGAACTCTAGAATACTAGAGATGTTTAAAGGATATGCGCAAGGTGAGATCTACGTAAAAGATTCAGCTAAGCTACCAGTACATCTACAGATTACAGGGTTCAACCCACTTAAGCGAGATAACACAGACGGGCTCTTAGATCTTCTTACTTATGCACCTAAAGTAATAGAAGAGTTCGGACAGTATGTAATAGCTAATAACTTAATAGAATCTCAGGAGTATGATGCTCTTGAGGTGCCAGATTTTAATTCACCCTTTTAATAGTTAGGAGATATACCATGAACGACATAGAAGTAGAAAAAGAGATCCAAGATAAAGAACTTAACTTCCCTAGAACGACACCTGATACTATAGCTGCTACAGTAATAGCAGAAGCTTACCATACATTCCCAGGTACTCAACTTACAGTCTGCTGCCTAACTCTTACTAACGGCTTCACAGTTACTGGAGAGAGTGCTTGTGTTAGTCCTGAGAACTTTGATATGGAGTTGGTCCAGAAGCTAGCTAGAAGTAATGCTGTAGATAAGATTTGGTTGCTTGAAGGTTACTTACTTAAGCAAAAGTTATTCAATGCTATAAACTCATAAGGATCTACCAGCTATGGCAGCCTCAACCTCTGTACCTCTATCACAAATCTCACAAGCATCGTTCCTGCAGTTCTATAAGAGTTCTCAGGATCTTCAGCAGACCTTCCGCTCAGGTCTACGTAACCGTATGGAGGAGATAGATAAAGTCTATCAGCGGGAGATGGATAAGACTGTTGCACAGGCTCGTGCTAAGGCAGCTAATAAGATAGGTAATAGCGACCGACTGCAGAATATAACAGTTCCTGTAGTAGCTCCTCATGTAGAGACTTCTGTAACTTATCAGACTTCGGTATTCCTAACTGGACATCCTTTATTTGGAGTAGTAGCTGAACCTAAGTTTATAGATGAGGCTCTCCAGATGGAAACAGTTATAGATGAGAACTCAGTAAGGGGAGGCTGGACTAAGCAGCTGATGCTATTCTTCAGACATGGCTTTAAGTATAACTTCGCTCCCTTAGAAGTTACCTGGGCTATGGAGAAGACTCCAGCTATCGAAACTGATCTCCAGACTTCTCTTGCAGAAGGGAAACCTACAGAAGTCATCTGGTCAGGTAACAAGCTTCGTAGCTTAGATCCTTATAACACCTTCGTAGATCCTAGAGTTCTCCCTACTGAAGTTCATACTAAAGGAGAGTTTGCAGGCTATAAGGAGCGCATGGGTAGAATCGAGCTAAAGCAGTTTGTAGCAGCTCTCCCTGATACTCTCACAACTAACCTGACTAAAGCATTCCAATCTGGGGCTGGATCAACTGCAGTCTCAGCTGAATCTAACTCAGGTTATTTCGTACCTAATATCAACCCAGCAGTAACTGACCCTAAGGAAGGCACATCAGGTAATAACTGGCTATCTTGGGCAGGACTCTCTAACCTTAAAAAGGCTATAGATTATAAAGATTCATATGATGTGACTACTCTTTACTGCCGCGTCCTTCCATCTGAGTTCTCTCTTATGGTACCTAAATCTAACACTCCTCAAGTATACAAGCTAATCATAATCAATGATCAGCATATTATATACTGTGAGCGTCAGACTAATGCGCACAACCTTATCCCAATACTCATAGGTCAGCCAGCAGAAGATGGCTTAGGCTATCAGACTAAAGCTTCAGCTCAGGATGTGCAGCCATTTCAGGAGGTAGCTTCTGCACTAATGAACTCTATTATCCAGTCTCGTCGCAGAGCTATCACAGATAGAGCTTTATATGACCCCTCTCGTATAACTTCTGCTCATATCAACTCTGAGAATCCTTCTGCTAAGATACCAGTAAGACCAGCTGCCTATGGTAAGAACATCGCAGATTCTGTATATCAGTTCCCTTATAAAGAGGATCAGGCTAGCTTCTCTATGACTAACATCTCTCAATTACTAGGAATGGCTAATACGCTCACTGGCCAGAATCAAGCATCTCAGGGACAGTTTGTAAAAGGTAATAAGACTCTCCATGAGTTTGAGTCTGTCATGCAGAACGCTAACGGTAGAGATCAGCTAGTATCTATCCTATTAGAGGCGCAAGTCTTCTCTCCTATGAAAGAGATCCTAAAGATCAATATCCTGCAATACCAAGGAGGCACTACTTTATATAACAGAGATAAGCAGGTAGCTGTAGAGATTGATCCTATCAAGCTAAGAAAGTCAATCTTAGACTTCAAGATCTCTGACGGCCTCATACCTACTGACAAGCTTATCAACGGAGATACCTTTGCAGTAGCATTACAGGTAATAGGCTCTTCCCCTCAGATATCAGGAGGCTATAATATAGCTCAGCTCTTCTCTTATCTAATGAAAACTCAGGGAGCTAACCTAACAGACTTCGAGAAGTCTCCTGAGCAGCAAGCTTATGAACAAGCTATGGCTCAGTGGCAGCAGCTATCCATGTTAGCTATAGAGAAAGGAATAGATCCTGAGAAGCTTCCACCTCAACCTAAGCCTGAAGAGTTCGGATATCAGCCAGCTCAGAATAAGCCAGCACCTACAGAAGATAAGGAAGATACGCCAACACCTAGCGCTGCGCCAGCTTCGCCAGCGATATAAGCCCCAGATACCAGCTTTACCTAAAATAACAAAAGGATTACACATGTCATACCTAACAGCAAACTCATTTTCATCTTATCAACTAACACAGGAGGAGGAACTCCAAGGACAAGTACTGACAGTAACCCAGAAAGAAGTACTACAGAACTTACTCGTAACTAATGCAGAAGAGAAGCTGCGTTTAGAGTTTGATCCAGATCAACCTAAGCTCTTTATTCAGCATGAAGCTTACAAGAGAGGTCAGATAGAATTGCTAGAATATATCCTAGAGACTTCTACTATTGCTGAAGAGATGCTTGCTAACCCTGAATATCTTACCCAACTAGAGGAATAATCCAATGGGACTTTTTGACATGTTTATGCCACCAGCTAATCCAGCAGCTACACCTCCACCAGAGCTTACACCAGCTAATCCAGGTAACATCCCACTTAATACAGGAGCTGCTGCGCCTACTGCTCCAGGAACTGAGACTAATGGAATTGTACCCGTAGTTCCAGCTGTACCAGATATTCCTGATTCTCCTCTTGCTGAGTTCGAGAAATTATGGGAACCTATAGCTATCAAAGCAACACCAGATGGAAAGCCAGCTACATTAGATCCAGCTAGGTTACAAGAAGTTATAGGCAAAGCTTCATTCACACAAGCCGTAACTCCTGACAACTTAGCTAAGATACAAGCTGGCGGCGAAGAAGCTACAGTAGCTCTAATGGAAACATTGAATGCAGTAGCAAGACAAACCATTACCCAATCCACACTAGCTGCTAACAAGATGATTGAACAAGCTGTCACTAACATGAAGACAGAGACAGATGCAGCTATCCCAGATTTAATCAGACAACAAACTCTTGCTTCTAACTTGAAAGCAGATGACCCAATCTTTTCTAATCCAGCTGTTAAACCTATTATGGAAGCTACCCAAGCACAACTTGCTGGTAAGTTCCCAGACGCTACACCTAATGAACTAATGGAAATGACCAAGCGGTATATAACTGCTATGGGAGAAGCTTTTGCTCCTAAGGCTCCTGCGATAAACGGAGTTCCTCAGAACCAAGACTTCTCTAAGTTTCTAGTTTAGTTCTCTTTGCTACTAACTATTTATATAATTACTAATTTCTAAGGAGATTACTCATGGGCTTTAAACGTGCTCTTGTATCGGCAGACGGTAAGTTGCCACAACCAATGCGGGTAGGGGACGGTTTATTAGCTAACTTCTCTCCTAAGAACTATAACGCTGAAGCAGATGCTACACTAACTGTAGTAGATATTTCTGGTGGTCAGATCTGCCAAGGCTTAACCTTAACTAGTGATGTTACTTACACCTTACCTACATCAGCTCTTATCTTAGCAGCTTTTGATACAATGGATATTGGAGATGCTTACTCATTCGTAGTAACTAACTCTCAGTCCGCTGCTTATGATGTTATCATTGCAGTAGGTACCGGCCAGACAGCTGTAGGAACTAATAACTCCTTAACAGTGTCTCCTCAGTCTTCTAGAGTCTTCACTCTTATTAAGACTGCCGCAGCTACTATGGACTTGTATTAAGCGCAGCTAGCATCGCTCTTAACTACATCTTCTTAAGTCATTACTAAACGGAAACATCACTATGACCACAGGTATATTTAATACAGGTAATTTTACTACTGATC